ATACATCAAAGAATGCCCGTACCTTACGATCTGGAAATAAAATTAAATGTTGGAGTTAGCAATACTGATCAACAGTTTCAAATATTAGAGCAGATATTACCATTATTTGATCCACAACTACAAATACAGAGTAGTGACGCCCCTTTTGACCTAACTAGAATAACGTCGATTGAGTTGATTAACGGCCCATCATTTGATCAAAACATATTGGCGGCCGCTGACACACGCATACTACAAAGCACATTAACATTTAAAATGCCTATTTGGATAGGCATACCAGCTGATATCCGCCACGATTTTGTTAATCAAATAGTCATGCGAGTTGGAGCTGTAAACAATAGTACAGCTCTAAGCACGCCCACAACTAATAGTATAACAAACAGCAATACTGTGTTAGCAGCATTGGATAATGCCTACACACCATTCAAGATAACGATAAGTCCAACTGGAGTACCATTTTAAGAAACAGCATACCATTTATACACATCATTACCGCAATCCCATATACGGTCATAACCGTTAGCTACCATGTTTTGCCATTCAGTAATGTCTGGATTGAATAACTCTAACTTCGATGCTAACTTATGTTTTTGATAGGTATTTCGGGATTGTAATTGCTGTATATTACCCTCACGTTTAAAATAAAAATAGTTTGGTGATGCTGTATGGGACTTTGTGAAACCTAGAGTTGCATACAATTTACCAGTATTCCAACGTAAGTCGGTATATGTAATTATTGATTGTGGTTGATTTATCGCTATAAACTGTTTAAATAACTTACTAGCACCACCCACTACATTTGTCCCAGCCTTTGATGCGTATCTGATTAACTCCCACTCGATGGACTTATCAAACCGTGATTTTCCCATAGTTAATGCTGCGATGATCTCATTATTGTGCACTAAACAATATCCAGCAGAAAAACCAGCATGCCCCTGAATATGAGAATCATTAAAAAATTTAACAGCTTCTTTTGATGTTATTGATCGGAATTCACATTTTCTAGCATATATTGTTTGACTAACGCCCAATAATGAAGAAAGACGGGATTTCACAACATTCTGGTTTTGCGACCATTCAATATCCATGATGTGTATTAACCTGATACCTTTCGTGGCACATAGGTTAGTTTTGTTGATGTGATACTTCTTATCTTTGCCAGATAACTCACTATGCCAAAAAACGCCATTGTATTCAATGGCAATATTTAAGTCGGGTAGTAAAATATCAAGCTCTAGGGGCGTAATTGTTGACCTGTCGGACGTTATTACCGTGCCTGAATATATTGATTTGATGTATTCAACCATATCACGCTCACCTTGTGAAGTATTGTGTGTTAACACTTCAATGTTGTATTTTTTAAAATAAACACCAACAGTAGATTGTGCTATACCTAAGTCTTCAGCAATTCGTGTTAATGTTTTATGTAGTGTATTGTGTTGGTTATATAACCAATCCGGATCATTCAACAGGCTAATAACCACTTCAGAATAGTGTTTCTGATTCGCAAACTCAACACCGTATCTATCCATCATTGTTGCTTTTATTTTCTGCTGTACCTCAGGCAGTTCAAGCATACTACTAACACCGTAGGTGCTTATCATAGATTGTTTAAACTGATCGGCAAATGCATTATATTGTAAAGCGTGGGCACACCCATAACGCTCTATCATAGTATCTGTGAACTTACGATGTAACTCTGGGTGTTGTAAAGGATGCTCAACCCCGTATTTTTCTAACATAGTAGTGCTAGCCTTTCGCTGAAATTCATCCAATTTAAATACATTATCCACACCGTAGGTATCCATACAAGTAATTTTCCGTTTTTTAGTGTTACGATCGTTGAACGACTCCCACGACCCGTACATTTTTTTAATCGTTGTCAACCGCTGATCTTTAACTTTCTGGGTTCTCGAAGGATGCTCATCACCGTAGGTACTAACATTAGTGTACCGAATTTTGTCCCTGATTGTTGGACTGCTAAATACGTTAGTAACACCATATTTGGTAATGTTGGTTGCTGCACGCTGCTCTCTACCATCCTGTGAGGCAATGTAGCAGCTGGAGTCGTACCGTTCTAGACACGTCAGTTCTCTTTTATTTTTAATATCTTGAACATTTGAAAAACATTTAGGCCCACAATATTCTGAGAATGTATACATCCTAGGACCAGATGTTGCCATTTTTAGAGCTGTGAAACAACCCTTACACTTCGGTTGTGAAGTTATTAAGTCAATTATACATCTGATACGTACATTGATTGGAGCTTCATATTGAATAAATGATGTAAATTGCATCACCGCCAATTGTAGATCAGGATTTTCAGCCAATCTAGCTTTGTATCTTGTTGACAGTCTTGAATTTGTTAAAATTACACCACAGTCGCGTAACCATATAATTATTTTATTGCTTGTTAACATACCTTGAGGCTCCCCTACAGTTACTTTATTTATGAATTGTATACCCAATTCATAAATAATACAACAAGGTCAAAAATAGGAGAGTTATCATGGCTAGTTTAGTTTCCCCAGGTGTATCAGTAACAGTAACAAATGAGTCATTTTTCATACCGGCAGGAGCAGCAACTGTTCCGCTATACATCATAGCAACTGCTGATGAAAAACTACAACCGGCTGGTATCGCAGCAGCAGCCGGAACGTACGAGCACAATACTGTACGTACTGTAACTTCACTACTGCAGAGTACCCAGCTATATGGCATCCCATCATTTTTAGTGGATTCTAGCGGCAACCCACAACATGGTGACGCCCGCAATGAATACGGTCTGTATGCAATGAACCAGTATCTAGGTGTAGGTAGCATGGCATACGCACTTCGAGCAAATGTTAATTTGAATGATAATTTCACATCAATTCAAACAATGTGGGACACAACGATGTCTCAATCAGCTTATGTACTAACAAACTTAGCCAGTTCATATATTAATAGTTACAACACAGCAGGTGGATATCTACCCACACAGCAATCAGATATCGTATCATTTGGTGTACCAGTAGCTGGCTCTAATATGACAGTCGGTAATTACACTAACGTTTCCTTATCAGGCGGCACTGGTAGTGGGGCTGTAGCAAATATTGTCGTGTCCAATCTAACATCAGGAAAATCAACTATTGCGGTTGTTGCAAATCCTGCAGTTGTGGGACCTACGGTAGTTGGTATAGCTGCTGGGGATTACACAATTGATGTTAATGTTGATGGTGCTGGTTTGGTAGAACATATCATAACAGCTACTGGTACGGATACTGTAAGCTCTATTGCTGCACTAATGCAAGTAGCTGTTGGTATGCCTGTGACTGTAGTTGGCAATGCGTTTGTGTTTACTAGCCCGACATCAGGAACAATGTCGTCTGTGTTAGTATCACTGCCAGCTGCTGCTGGTGTGGACCTGATAAGTGCAATTTCTACATCTTTGGTAGCATCGTCGGTAACTAATACAGCTGTATCGGGGATAACTGGTGTATCGTCAGTGATGTTAGTATCGGGCGGTATTGGTTACGCTCTATCAGATGTACTGACTGCGAACGTTGCAAGTGTTGGCAATACTGGGTCTGGGTTCAGTGTAACAGTCACTGGAATTACCCCCAATTCATACAAAACATCACTAACTATCTCAGAACTAACGAGCTTAATGATCACAGCTACACAACCTGTATTTGCAATGTATTCTTTCAGAAACTCATACGCCGATTTCTTTAATGATCATACAACACTACCACTAGCAGTATTTGCTAATGGATATAGCAATGCTCCAGTTGGCACAGGTTATTTGGGAGTCGCTGGGTTGTTAGCAAATTGGGCCACCAACTTTTTAGGATCAATGCCTCCTCACACAGGTTGGACACCAACTGAAGCTGGTAATACATTGCTTAATGCATCCGACAGTTTCAAGTTTACTAATAACTTCCTAAGTCAAACAGCTCTGGGTTCCAATGACGCTGCACGCCGAGTTGCTATTGTAACAGCGTTACGTGCTGTAGTGAACTCAAATACAGATATACGTTCAGAAGCGTATGAGTATAACTTGATTCTATGTCCTGGATATCCAGAACTAGCACAAGCTATGACTAACCTGTCAATTGATATACAAGAAGAGGCTATGGTTGTAGCTGATACACCATTTGATGCAACGCCAGATTCAGTAGTAGCTTGGGCAGCCACAACAGCACGTACAACGTCGTCAAATACTACGTACTACTACCCACACGGACTTGCATCCAATTTGGATGGAGCTACTGTGTTTGTAGCAAGCTCTGGCACTGCCGTCGCTACAATGGCATATAGTGATAATGTATCAAATGTGTGGTTTGCTCCAGCAGGTACACGTCGTGGTGTTGTATCAAGCTTGTTAGATGTTGGATATGTATCGGGCACACTAGGTGCACCTACTACATTCACACCAGTCGCACTCAACTTGGGGCAGCGTAATAATTTGTACAAATACTTTACAAATATTAATCCAATCGTATTTTTCCCAGGCCGGGGAATTATCGTGTGGGGACAAAAAACATCTGCTCCTGATGCATCTGCATTGGATCGTATTAATGTAGTTCGTTTAATGATGTATATTAAGCGTGCATTGCGCAAAAACACCATGTCTTTCATATTTGAACCTAACGATAAGTTAACACAAGATAACTTGAAAGCTATGGTTGATGGGTTCCTATCAAACCTTATTACAGCCCGCGGTCTGTACGACTTTGCTTCTGTGTGTGACTCATCAAACAACACACCTACAAGAATTGATAATAACGAACTGCATATTGATATAGCGTTGAAACCCGTCAAGGCCGCAGAATTTTTATATATACCAATTCGAATCGTAGCCACCGGTGCTCCACTAGCTAAGGGTTAATAAAAATAAAGCTTTAAAGCTACATCAGTATGTAGTATAAATACCTCCAAGTTAATAAATTTGGAGGTATTTTTTATGGTTGTTTGTGAAATCTGCAAACTGGAGTTGAATTCGATCACATGGAGCCATTTAGCTAAACATAATATTACGTTGGCTTTATACAAAGAGCAATTTCAAGGATGCGCAACATCCTCAGTGGATGCCATTAGCCGCAAGTCCCAGAGTGCTAAAAAAGCGAATGAGCAAAGAGTAGGTGTGCCTAGAACTGCAGAAGTAAAGGCTAAAATCAAAGCGACTAAAGCTCTCACCACCAGAACAGCTTGGAACAAAGGCATAGCTCGTACTATAGAACAAAATACACAGTTATCTAACACAAGACTATTCAAGTTTGCATCAGGTGATATATCACATTGGAATAGTGGTAGGCTAACACCAGATCATGTAAAACAAAAAATAAGTCAAACGCTCACTTTGCAGAACCGAACGTATGCAGAAGTTAGTAAAACCAAACGAACATATACATACGTTCAGAAAACGGTGGCTGGGTGGATACATCACTCTACCTTACAATTTAGTTCAATATTAACTCAGGAAAATACCATAAAGTTTAACGATGAGGCTTGGTTATATGACCAACATATAACTAACCAGCGAACTATGTCGTCGATATGCTGTGAGTTGGGA